AAACAAAAAGGAGAAAAAATGGCTACAGTAAATCTAGGGAATATTAAGCTGAATTGGAAGGGTGCTTATAATTCCTCTACTGCATACATAGTTGATGATGTTGTTTCGTACAATGGTTCATCATATGTTTGCATTTTAGCAAGTACAGGAAACCTTCCAACTGTTACAACTTACTGGAATCAAATGTCAGCAGCAGGTTCTGATGGTACTGACTTAACAACAACTTTAACTACACAAGGCGATATAGTTTATCGTGATGGCTCTGGTCTACAAAGACTAGGTGCAGGAACTTCTGGTCAAGTTTTACAAACTGGTGGTACTGGTGCAAATCCTAGTTGGGGAACAGTATCTTCAGACATGGTAAAAATATCTTCTGGAACACTTGGAAGTGGAACTGCAAACTGGTCTATTGATGGACACTTTTCATCTACTTATCAAAACTATAAGATTTTTATTAACCAACTAACAACTGCAAATAATGGTGCTACTATGTTTGCAAAAATGAATACTGGTGGAAGTGCGTATGGTTCAACAGATTATTCTTGGTCACAAGCAAATTTTTATAGTACTGCAATAAGTAATGTAGGAAATAATGGTGATAATAAATTTAGACTTAATCAAAACTCAAATCATGCAGATTATCCATCTTGTAATGAATTAACAATTTTTAATCCTACAAATACTGGAAGAAGAACACAAATACTAATGCAATGTTTTGGAATGGACGGAACTAGTGGTGCAACAAATGGAACTGTCGGTGGTGTGACATTAAAAATAGACACTGCTGTTACAGGTATAACTATATTTTCTGATGGTGGTGGAAACATACTTGCTGGTGCAGAATATGTAGTTTATGGAATGAAATAATAGGAGATAAAATATGTCAAAAATAACAATATCAAAACCAAATGGCGAAGAAGAAGTTAGAGATATGACTTCTGAAGAACAAGCACAATATGATGCTGATATGGTACAATTAGCTTCTGAAAAAGAAACTGAAGAAAATGCTAAAACAGCACATGAAACTTTAAAAGCTAGTGCTAAAGCAAAGTTAATTGCAGGAGAAGCATTAACTGAAGATGAAGCTAATACAATAGTTTTATAAACTTAAAGGCTAGGTAGAAATATCTAGCCTACAAAATTCACAACAACAAATTATAGGAAATAAAATCAATGACAAAAGCAAGAGATTTATCAAATCTCATATCAACAGGAGTACCTAATAGTTTAATTACTTTAGATGCTAATGAGATACCAAACATAGACGCTAGTAAAATTACAAGTGGTTCTATAGCAGACGCAAGAATACCTGCTAGTGCAGTATCACAACACGCAACATCTTTTGATGATAATAAAATTGTTAATGATATTTCTACTTTAGCTATTAGACAAGCATCTAACGAAAACAAAGGTGCTTACAATACTAACTCAATGTTTGTTGATGTATTCCAAGATGATACTGGAATTGCATCAAATACTAATGCACCAAGAAATTCTAGTGAATATGTTTCAACAAATACTCCTGCAGGTTTTACAGTATATAATTCTTCTCTTTCAACAAATTTAAAACAACTTTATAATTTTGATAATTCTTTGACAGATATGTTAGGAAATCAAAATTTAATAAATAGTGGTGTTACATTTGAGGGGGGTACAAAAAAATTAGGAACTCACTCTGCATATTTTAATGGTGGTAATACTACTGAATTTTCTTTTGATAATGGTAGTGGTTCGGCAGGAGTACCTTATTTTCATACAAATAATTCTAATGGTTCATTTCCACCTTCAGCTTTGTCAATAGCTTATTGGGCTTATTGGACACCAGACAATACTAATTGGAATATGGTTTTTGATGGTTACAACGTGAGCACTAATGCAAAAAGAAATTATATTTTTACAATAGGAAATGATATTAGCAGTGCAAATGCACACGATAAACCTGCAATTTGGGACGGTTCAGACCAAAACTGGGGAAATTCGGCAGATGGTGGTTCAGATACAACTGCTTCAGCAATTTCTCATAATACTTGGTTACATATTGTTCAAACATTAACCTCATCAAAAAAACAAATTTTTGTAAATGGTGCTTTATCAGCTAGTGTAACTGGTTCATTTGGATATGGTTCTGATGGAACAGGTACCCATGTAAGAATAGGTGGTAGGGACTCAAATTCTGATTACCAATACAGAGGTTATTTAGACCAATTTGGTATATGGGATAAAGAATTATCAGTTACAGACGCAGGTTATTTGTATAATAGTGGTAGTGGAAATGTTTATATTCCTGCTAGTATAAGTGCAACTGGAAACTTTATATCCAATGCAATCACAGCTCCATCTTCAGTATCTAGTATGGGAGCAATAGTAACTTATCAAGACACTGCAGGTACTAACGCATTAAACACAGATATAGTTTTACAATTATCAGCAGACAATGGTTCTAATTTTACAACAGCTACAATGACAGCTATGCCAGACTTTGCTTCTGGAATTAAGATGGCTAAAGTAAATGACTTGTCTGTGACAGCAGGAACACAATTAAAATACAAAATATCTTTTGCTAATCAAGCATCTGGTTCTAAAGAAGCTAGAATAAGAGGTGTTTCACTTCAATACTAATGGCTAGAAAAAAGATTACACCAAAAGAGTTTAGCGAAGTCGCTACTGGTGTTAGACTTTCAAGCCATGAGAAACTTTGTGCTGAACGAATGAATAACATTCTTAAAAGCATAGAAGAAATGAAAAAAGAAATTAAGTCGTTAAGACAAGATGTTTCTATGGGTAAAGGTGGACTTAAAGTTATCTTAGCTATTGGAACACTTATAGTTGGAATTATAGGGTTCTTTCAGTTTAAGTGAAATATGTTTTATTCCTTTATATTTGCACACTAAGCCCACAACCCTATTGCACACAAGACCAAGTCATTAATGAAAAGTTTGAAACTTATTATGACTGCATAACAAAAGGTTATCTTTATTCATACAGACACATGACAGAGATGTATGACAAAGATGAAATAGAACAACAGAAGTTAGCAATAAAATTTCAATGTAGAGATATGAGTACAGCAACATGAGAACAATACCTGACGCTTTAAATTTACTTTGGTTTCACAGAAGTAAGCGTTACAAAAATGTGATAGTTTTTTTAGGTTTAGTCTTTTTATATTGGTTATAACCACATGAAGATTTCTGAAAATACATCAGTAAGTATGCCAATGAAGAATATGATTGGTATAGTAGTTGCAGTTGCAATGGGTGTCTTTGCATATACTGAAGTTACAGCAAGACTAACTTCATTAGAAACTTCAAGAGAATTATTTCAAGCAGACTTATTAAAAAAGTCAGAACAGAAACCTACAGACCAAGAACAATTTATGTTGATTGAAAGTTTGTATGGAGATGTAGAAAAACTAACAGTTAATCAAGAACAGAATATGACTAATAAAGTTAATATTGAATTTCTTAAAACACAATTAGAAAAAGCATTAAGTGATATAGAAGAATTAAAAGACAAGGTAAGAGCAAATGGAAAATCTTACTGAAGTTGTAATTGCTCTTTTACTTATTATTAATGGAGAAATAAAAGAACACAGAATACAAGAAACAATGTCCGATTGTTTAAAAGGTAAAAGAATTGCAATGAGACAATCTAAGTCTCACATAGAATACCAATGTATAAAATCTGAAGCAGAAACAGAAATTTATATGGGTCAAAAATCTATTAAAAAATTAATTATAAAATAATGAGAGATACAAAATTGTTAGAAAAGTTTCTTAAAGATAATTACAAAAAAATTACAGAAATGAGTTTATTTAGAAATTTAAAAAAAGAAGTAAACGCTGGTGCTAATGGAACACTAGGTTACAAAATTAAAAAAGGTATTAATAAAGATAAAGTTATAAAATATGAGTAATGATAAATTAAGAACACTTCACACTATATTAGCTGAAAAGTTATTAGAGAAGATTACTGACCCTGACGCAAAGTCAGCAGATTTGAATGTGGCTAGACAATTTCTAAGAGATAATGGAATAGATGCAGTACCTACTGACGACAGTCCATTACAAAAGCTAATAGATGAGATGCCATTCAATGAAAAACCAAAAACTGTTATCAAAAATTAGTGATTTTAGGAATTTCCTATATATCGCTTGGAAGCATTTAAAACTCCCACAACCAACAGATATTCAATACGATATAGCTGATTATCTGCAACATGGCTCACAAAGACAGATAATTAGTGCTTTTAGAGGGTGTGGTAAGTCTTGGATAACTTCAGCTTATGTTTTATGGCGTTTATTATTAGACCCACAGCTTAATATACTTGTTGTATCAGGTAGTAAAAACAGAGCTGATGACTTCAGTACATTTTGTTTAAGATTACTACATGAGATGCCAATATTAAATCATCTCTATCCAAAAGAAAGTCAAAGACAATCTAAGATAAGTTTTGATGTTGCACCTGCATTAGCAAGTCATCAACCTTCAGTTAAATCTTTAGGTATTACATCACAGCTTACTGGAAGTAGAGCAGACTTAATTATTGCAGATGATGTTGAGACTTCAGGAAATACTCAAACTCAAACTATGAGAGAAAAGTTATCTGAAGCTATTAAAGAATTTGAAGCAATCATCAAACCTGAAAAACAATCTAGAATTATATTTCTTGGCACACCACAAAGTGAATTTTCAATCTACAATAAACTTCAAGAAAGAGGTTACAAAGTTCGTTTTTGGACTGCCAGATACCCAACTGAAAATCAGTTGAAGTCTTATGGTTCAAGTTTAGCACCTGTCATTGGGAACACTTGGACACATGAGAGAATAGGAGAACCAGTAGACCCTATAAGATTTAATGATGAAGATTTATTAAAGAGAGAAGCTAGTTATGGTCGTTTATCTTTTAACATGCAGTTTATGTTAGATACGACTTTAAATGACTTAAACAAATATCCTCTTAAATTATCTGACTTAACAGTTATGTCATTAAATCCTGACAATGCTCCTGAGAAGATTATATGGGCTAGTAGTCCTGAATTAAGACAAGAAGGTTTACCTAATGTTGGATTGCAAGGAGATACTTATTATAGACCTATGCAGACACAAGGAGAATGGCTACCTTATACTGGTAGCGTTATGTCTATTGACAGTTCTGGTAAGGGAAAAGACGAAACAGCGTATTGTGTAACTAAGTTTTTAAATGGAAACATATTTATATTAGATGCAGGTGGATTTAGTGCAGGTTACACTGAATATGTTTTAAATAAATTAGCTGAAATAGCTAAAAAGAATAAAGTTAATAAAATACTTATTGAAGAAAACTTTGGTCAAGGAATGTTTGAAGCATTACTACAACCATACCTTAGTAAGACCTATAAATGCACTACAGAGCTTGTAAGACAGACTACAAACAAGCACAGAAGGATATTAGACACCTTAGAACCTCTAATATCACAACACAGAATTATAGTTGATGCTAATGTCATTAAGAATGACTATGAAGGTACAAACGAATTGTACCCACCAGAACAAGCATTAAAATATCAGTTATTTTATCAGATAAGTAGGCTTCAAAAAGGAGCTAATACTTTGGCACAAGATGACCGAATAGATGCAATGCAAATTGCCTGTCAGTATTGGCAGAAGCAATTAGCTAAAGACCAAGAACAGGCATATAGAGATAGAAAAGAAGATATGCTTAATATGGAGCTAGAAAAGTATTATGGTACTCCATCAGACAATTCTTGGATAAAACTCTAAAGAAATCCTAGTAATCTGCAGTAAATCTAGGGGTTCTAGTATGGGAGACTACGCTAGAACCACATATATAAAGAGAGGGGACTAAAGTACCCCTATTAGACAGAATACTTCTGTTTAGACCTATGGTTTCCCAATAAATTACGCAATGGTGGATAATAGGTTGCCCTCTTGGAGAAATACCTAAAAAGTAAGATAAATCAATAAAGTGCCACTACTGTAGTACTCATAGTAGAAACTATAAGTCAGCTATAAGATATAAGAGCTTTAGTAAGACATCATCATCATACACTTATGTAATATGCTTATGATGGAGCTTACTCTGTCCTCTTGTTTCTATCCATAGGAGTAATGATTATGATTAATAATAAAGTTATATACCTTAAATCTTTAGTTAAGAACTTTAAGCCTAAAACCCAAAGTCTACCTAAAGAGATAATTAAGGAATTAAAAGATTTAGGTATAGACCTAATTAAACCTAAAGTTCAGGTTAAAGAAAAAGATGATTTTACTGCAGGTAGAGACTTCATATTAAACCACACAGAGGAGTTTTTGCAGTATGCAGTGGATTATAGTTTAGACGAAAAGATTGGCGATATAATAAGAGATAAAAAATTTGAAGAAAAAATCTGACAACTACACGCATATAGGGGTAACTTTTTTTTCCCCATAGGGTCATTTTTAAATAAGAGGGGTGGGGTATGTCTAAAAATAAATTAATGCAACTGTAGTTGCACTAAATAATAATATTATTCAGCTCTGGCAACAACATGCACTAGTCTACGACACTTTAGCATTAGTTTTTTCAAAATTTTCTACGATTTTTCTCAAATAAAAAAATCAAGAGCATCTCTCTCATTATCTGTTTTGAATTTTTATTCTGACTATGATACATAACATCATGGTTAAGATATTGAAGAAGAAAGCTAAGGCATCATCAACACAAGAACTTGTGGATAGCATATATCAACCAGAAGCAGATGCACAAGGTATAACACTTAAAGAATTTTATAAGCGTAGAGCAATTAGAATTGCACAACAAGCAGAATACAAAAAGACACATTGGGTTTCTAAACTTACAGACGCACAAAAATATTTGATAGCTACGACCACACCATTACCACATAGTTACATGGGATTGCCACTTTCTGTAAGTAATCAAAAAGAATTAGAACATTTTAAAGAAAACAGTAAAGGCTATAGCGAATGGTTAAGAAAGATAGACAAATACAATAAGTCACAAATGATGTCTAAAGTTTTAAGGGAAGCTAACCCTAGATTTGATGTTGGTGGTGTTGATGATTTAATGGAAGAAGTTATGTGGCAAAAGGTAAGAACAAATTACAAAGAACTTGCAGAAGAACATGGACAACCATTTATAGAAATCTTTAACGCATATAAAAAAACTAAAGGTAAAACTTCTAGCGATAAACTTGCTAATTATTTAAGAACAAGAAGAAAAGAAAACAAGCAACAGACCACTATAAGAATGGCAATGGAACAACTTCGTAATTCTTTAGAGCCATTAAGAAATGCAACACAAACAGTACAAGATGCTATTGCAAAAGATTACCAAGAGTTAGGTCGTAAGTTAAGAGTAATGCCTGACATAGTAGAAGACCCAAACATAGAAGTTAAACACAATAGATATAAGTATGACCCTAAGTTTGAGAGTTCTGAAAAAAAAAGATTAGTAGAAGTATCACATGGTTTAAATACTTTAATGAGTAAGAACAAACTAAAGAAACCATTAGATATAGCTGACCATTATTTAAAGACATATAATGAACCAAGCAAAGCAGATTATTTTGTTGAT